GCTGATGTTAAAATACCAGTACCAACAACACCTGATAAAAAACCAGACATGACTATTTCTGGTGGATCTATCTATAAGACTAAAGATAAGCAAAAATTCAAAACTAAAAAAGATAATGCGTTTAGAGATGTTGATGGTGATGGTAATGTTGTTACTAGAACTGTTGATAAAATAGGTCAAGGTGTTACTAATTTAGTAGATAATATAGGTGATTCTATAGAAAGAGGTAAAAGAAAAAGAAAAGCAAAGAAACGATCAAGAAACGTGTCAAGAGGAAATTGTCCTCCATGTCCTCCATGTAATTAATATGAGTTTAAAGGGTTATAAAAAAAATAGTCCCGATGTTAATAAACCATATAATGTTATTCCCGGAGGTCATATAACTATGAAAGGTGTTGAGTTTAAAGTACTTGGTACTGATGATAGAGGATATACAAAGGTAATGTATCCTGGTCATGACTATATATTTCCAGGTGCTAAGTATGTTATTGAAAAGAAAATGTAATGAGTGATAAAAAAAAATTTAAGGATACTAAAGTCGGACAATTTTTGTTAGGTAAGTCAGGTCTTGTAAACGCCATAGGGGACGTGATGCCAGACAAAGGTTTGTTAGGTGTAGTAAAAAACTTAATAGATAAAGATCCAGAGTTACCTCAACAAGACAAAGAAACAGCATTGAAACTATTAGAACAAGATATGGTTGAAATGCAGGAAATAAGTAAGCGTTGGGCTAGTGACATGCAGTCTGACTCTTACCTTTCTAAAAACACTAGGCCACTTACACTTATATTTTTAACCGTATCGTTAGTAGTATTTATACTATTAGATGGTTTTAATATAGAGTTTGGAATTGATAGTGGTTGGGTAGATTTATTAAAATCGCTTTTAATAACAGTCTACGTGGCTTATTTTGGTTCACGTGGAGCGGAAAAGTTTAAAAGTATAGGTAATAATAAATAATAGATAATCAATTAAAATTTAATATAATGGCAAAAGTTCAAAAAATTACAGAAGAAGAGTTAAACGGTATTGTTGCAGAACAAAAAGAAGTTAATACAATACTTAATCAATTAGGTCTTTTAGAAAGCAACAAACACGTATTATTGCATAAGCTAGATGAAGTAAATAGAAGAGTTGAAAAAACTAAATCTATATTAGAAGATAAGTATGGTGCTGTAAACATTAACCTTGAAGACGGAGTATATACTAAGATAGAAGATAAAGAGTAAAATGGATTCTATTATAAGAAAAATTAGTATAGGTTCTGATTATAAAAATGATGCAATGCATTATTCAGTTGGTCAAGAAGTTTACGGCGGTCACACTATATCTCATATACTTTTAGAACCAGACAACTCTTATAATATTTTTATTAAGAAAAACGATGCGATATTGCCATGGAAAAAATTTAATTCTAACATGGCTATATCAATCGAATATGACTTGCAATATTAATGAAATCTGTTCATGATTTTATAGTGATGCCAGTTGGTGATCGCTATAACAACTATTTAGAGGTTGGTGATAAAAAACTAGTATTAAACTCTACTGTTGAAGATCATAAGTTTATAAATAGAAAAGCTGTTGTAATTTCAACACCTACTTCTATTACAACTCCTATCGAAGAGGGTGATGAAGTTATTATACATCACAACGTGTTTAGAAGTTACTATAATCAACAAGGTAAAAAAGTTGATAGCAGTAAGTTGTTAAATGAAAATCAATTTTTTTGTCAACCAGATCAAGTTTATTTATATAAAAAACTTATAAAATGGTATGCTGTTGGTAAAAGATGTTTTGTAAAACCGCTTTTAAATACATCGGATTTAAGAGATAAAAAAACTTTAAACAACGTAGGAGTTGTAAGATATAATAATAACTTGCTAGAAGCTCAGGGAATAAACGAGGGAGACTGTATAGCTTTTAAAAACAACAGGGAATTTGAATTTGTTGTTGATAATGAGCTATTATATTGTTTACACACTGACGACATTTTAATTAAATATGAATATAAAGGAGACAAAAAAGAATATAATCCAAGCTGGGCAAAAAGCAGTTGATGAGTTAATAAAGGTTGCTAAAGAACCTATTGTAGATTCAGACGATGATATATCTGCTGATCGTTTAAAAAACGCAGCGGCAACAAAAAAATTAGCCATATTTGATGCTTTCGAAATACTTAATCGTATTAAAGAAGAAGAAGATATGTTAAACGAAAAACCTAAAAAAGAAACTGAAAAAAAATCTTTTGGTGGTTTTGCAGAAGGAAGAGCTAAGTAATGTACAAGCAAGATTTATATAAAGTACTAACTGACCATATTAAACCTAATATTCTTAAAAAAAGAAATAAGAAAAAAGACTGGGAGTATGGATATAACGAAGAACATGATATTGTTATTATATCTAAAACTGGTAAGATAGGTGATATATATGAAATACAAAATCTTAAAATAGCTTTACCATTAAAAGAAAATGTACATAAATTTGAAAACAATAAATGGACATTTGTAGATCTACCTAAAGAATTAAAAAAAATAAAAACTATTTTTGATTGGGAAAAATATCCAATTGATTTTAAGGAGAAATGGTATGACTATATTGACACAGAGTTTGAAAGAAGGGAAAAAGGTTTTTGGTTTTATAACAAAGATCGCCCTATATATCTTACTGGTTCTCACTATGTGTACCTGCAGTGGTCCAAGATTGATGTTGGGAAACCAGACTTTAGAGAAGCAAACAGATTATTCTTTATCTTTTGGGAAGCTTGCAAGGCAGATACACGTTGCTACGGAATGTGTTACCTTAAAAACCGACGCTCTGGCTTTTCCTTTATGGCATCGGGAGAAGTTGTTAATTTGGCAACCATATCAAGTGACTCTAGATATGGTATATTATCCAAGTCTGGGCCAGATGCTAAAACCATGTTCACTGACAAGGTGGTACCCATATCGGTTAATTACCCCTTCTTTTTCAAACCGATACAAGACGGTATGGACAGACCAAAGACTGAGCTTGCGTACAGAGTACCAGCCAGTAAATTCACGAGGCGTAAGATCCTCGCAAACGAACCACAGGAGCAGTTACAGGGATTGGACACAACAATCGACTGGAAGAACACAGGTGATAACTCCTATGACGGTGAAAAACTCAAACTCCTCGTACACGACGAATCAGGTAAGTGGGAAAGGCCGAACAACATCCTCAACAACTGGCGTGTTACGAAAACGACACTAAGATTAGGTAGTAGGATTATAGGAAAATGTATGATGGGATCTACGAGCAATGCTCTAGATAAAGGTGGTGATAATTTTAAAAAGCTTTACTATGACTCAGATGTCAAACAAAGAAACGCCAATGGACAGACTCGCTCAGGACTATATAGTTTGTTCATACCTATGGAATGGAATTACGAAGGATACATCGATTCTTATGGCGTACCTATATTCGAAACACCAGAAGATGAGAAGTATGGACCGCACGGTGTTAAAATTGAACAGGGAGTTATAGAGTATTGGCAAAATGAAGTTGATGGTTTAAAGCAAGATCAAGACGCTTTAAATGAATTTTACAGACAGTTTCCAAGAACAGAGCAACATGCGTTTAGAGATGAAGCAAAAGCTTCACTATTTAATTTAACTAAAATATACGAACAAGTAGATTTTAATGAAGACGCTAAAAATGATAAGTCTATAACTGTAGGTAATTTTGCGTGGTTAAACGGGCAAAAAGATACTAAGGTTGTATTTTATCCAAACCAAGATGGTAGATTTAATATATCATGGATACCGCCATTACATTTACAAAATAAAGTAATATTAAAAAGAGGTTATAAATATCCTGGTAACGAGCATGTTGGTGCGTTTGGTTGTGATAGCTACGATATATCTGGAACAGTAGATGGTAAAGGATCTAATGGTGCTTTACATGGGTTAACAAAGTTTAGTATGGAAGACGCTCCTGCTAATCATTTCTTTTTAGAATATATAGCTAGACCACAAACAGCTGAGATATTTTTTGAAGATGTATTAATGGCTTGTGTATTTTATGGTATGCCATTACTTGCAGAAAATAATAAACCTAGACTTTTATATCATTTTAAAAGAAGAGGTTATAGAGGTTTTTCAATGAATAGACCTGATAAATTAAAATTATCTTTAACAGAGCGAGAAATAGGTGGTATACCAAACTCTAGTGAAGATATGAAACAGGCACACGCTGCGGCTATAGAAACATATATAGAGAACAACGTAGGTTTGACACCTAATGGATACGGAAACATGTATTTCCAAAGAACATTAAACGACTGGGCTAAATTCAACATAAACAATAGAACAAAGCATGATGCCTCTATTAGTTCTGGTTTAGCTTTGATGGCTTGTAATAGAAATAGATATAGACCATCACCTGAGAAAACTTTAAAATCTGTTAATTTAGGTATTAAAAAATACAACAATAAAGGAGAGATTTCAAAAATAATACAATAGATGAATATATACACAAATCCAAATAGCTCCTTTCCTAGTCAGGTAGTACCAGACGAAGAAAAGAACAGTTGGGAATATGGCCTGAAAGTTGCTCAAGCTATTGAAGGCGAATGGTTTCGTGGAGACAGAGGCTTAGGCAATGGTGGTAGATTTGGTAACAATTGGCAATGGTTTCATGATTTAAGATTATATGCTAGAGGTGAACAATCTGTACAAAAATATAAAGATGAGTTATCAATTAACGGTGACTTAAGCTATTTAAATTTAGACTGGAAACCTGTTCCTATTATACCTAAGTTTGTAGACATTATAGTTAATGGTATGGCTCAAAGAGTTTATGATATTAAAGCATATGCTCAAGATCCTGAGTCAGTACAAGAAAGAACTAAGTATGCCGAAGCTATAATGCGTGACATGTATGGTAAAGACTTGCTACAAGAAACAGAACAAAAAACAGGTTTAAACTTTTTTAATGTAGCTAATCCTGATAACTTACCTGGTTCTCAAGAAGAACTAGATTTACATATGCAGCTTAATTATAAACAAGCTGTAGAAATAGCAGAAGAAGAATTAATATCAAATGTATTTGCTAAAAATAAATACGATTTAATAAGACGTAGAGTTTTAAATGATTTAGTTACTATAGGTATAGGTGCATCTAAAACTGAATTTAATAAATCAAATGGTATACAGGTTGAATATGTAGATCCTGCTAACATGGTTTACTCTTACACAGAGGATCCTAACTTTCAAGATATATATTATGTTGGTGAAGTAAAAGCAATTACTTTAGAGGACTGTAAAAAATTATTTCCATGGTTAACACCATCTGATTTAAAAGAAATAGAAAAATATCCAGGTAATGCTAATTACCAACGAAGATATTATGGACAAGATGATCAGTATAATACGGTTAATGTTATATTTTTTGAATATAAAACATATCAAAACCAAGTATTTAAAATTAAACAAACTGATCAAGGGTTAGAAAAAGCATTAGAAAAAACAGATGAATTTAACCCACCAGAAAGTGATAACTTTGAAAGAGCTCATAGAGCTATA